CTACGAACAAGCAATACGGCACTGTGAAGGCAAAGACAAAGAACCCCTCTTAGTCATCAAGCAGAATAGATCTGATCCTTTAGCACTGGTTAGCCTTGATCACTTCATAGCAATAGCAGAGAAGGCTAAAATGTGGGAAGTACATCAGAAGCAGAAGACTGTAGAGGAAAGTAAACAAGCCACCAGAATGAGAAAGGTTTATGACCAACATTAAAGTAGACTACCTAAACCACATGGGCGATGACTTAACAGTTGTCAATGCTGCTCGTGTTAGCTTCGATAAAGAGTCAGAAGCTGTTGATTGGTACGACACAGAGCAAAGCAATCATTACTTTCCTTTACCTGTGTTAGACCCTAAAGATATCAAGCTGATTAACTATCTAGCTAAACACAACCATTGGAGTCCCTTCAGTCATTGCTTTATCCAGTTTAGGATCAAAGCACCGATCTTCGTAGCTAGGCAGTTGATGAAGCATACGGTAGGGCTAGCCTGGAATGAAGTCAGCAGACGCTATGTAGACAGTAAACCAGAGTTCTACCAACCTACTTACTTCAGACGTAAAGCACCTAATGTCAAGCAAGGTAGTTCGTCAGAGCCTGTACAAAGTTTCACTGACTGGAATGAAACAGTTGACAAGTACACTGCTTATATGGTAACATTGTATGAGCTAATGCTTAAGGAAGGTATTTGCCCTGAGCAGGCTAGGATGATTCTCCCCCAATCCATGATGACTGAATGGTATTGGAGTGGGAGCCTTTACGCCTTTGCTAGAGTATGTCAATTAAGGTTAGCAAAGGAAGCCCAAGCAGAGACAAGGATCGTTGCAGAGAACATCTGCCGACACTGCTCTGAAGTATTCCCCAATGCCTGGGATGCTCTAATGAATGGAGATGAAGATGAGTGATAGTAAAATTAGTTTTCATGTGTCGCTAATGGCAGTAGATAACGAAGAAGTACAGGATTACAATGCTGATCATGGTTTCGCATTAGACCACATGGTTGATATCAATGTTACCTTTGATAGTGGTATTGCTTGGCCTAAGTTGTTAGAAACAGCCTGTGAAGCTATCGGTGCTTACTACGGTTACGATGTCAAGGATAAAGTGTTTGTTAATCAGTTCGGAAAGATCGTTAACATTTTCGGACATGATGAACCGTCACACTTTAGTACAGACTCAGACGCTGATGAGAATCCTGCTACTTGATATCGAATCAGCACCTAACACTGCGTATGTCTGGGGTTTGTTTCAACAGAACATCAGTATCAGTCAGATCGTAGACAGCAGTAGTGTTTTGTGTTGGTCCGCTAAGTGGTATCAAGGTGATCAGTTAATGTTCAGTAGTATCCTAAACGGTAAGAAGACTATGCTAAAGAAGATCCATAGTCTCTTAGATGAATGCGATGCTGTGGTACATTACAATGGAACTAGGTTTGACATACCAACACTCAATAAAGAGTTTCTAGAGGCTGGTATGTCTCCTCCAGCACCTTACCATCAGATTGACCTGTTAAAGACTGCTAGAAAGGAATTTAGGTTTCCTAGTAACAAACTGGACTATGTTGCTAGGGCATTAGGACTAGGACAGAAGACTAAGCATGAAGGCTTTGAACTTTGGATCAAGTGCATGAACAAAGACAAAGCAGCATGGGAAGTCATGGAGCAGTACAACAAACAAGATGTAATCTTACTGGAAAAAGTCTATGAGCGATTTCTTCCCTGGATTCGAACCCACCCGAACATCTCCGTCTCAGGGGATCATCGGAGCTGCACAAGATGTGGTAGCATCAATCTACAAAGGCGTGGATTCAGTACGTCCCTTACCGGAAAGTATCAGCGTTACCAGTGCCAAGACTGCGGTGGATGGCAACAACAAAGAAGGAGTGAACCAATTGCTGCCGAAATACTCAAACCAAGCTAAACAGGTTGGTGGTAATCATTACAAGGAAACAACACTACAACCCTGGGATGTTATCTCAGCATGGTCCTTAGATCCTTGGTTAGCTAATGTTGTTAAGTATGTCCAACGACATCAACGTAAGAATGGTAAAGAAGATCTAGAGAAAGCAGTACACTATCTGGAGTATGTGATTGCAAACTATGATACAGTGATTAAGAAGTACTATAAGGAGTAGCTATGGCTTTAACGATTCTGGACTTGTTTGATAAACTTAAAAGGCTGGATGAGATCTCACTCATGGAGATCTTAGGGATAACATCAGAAGAACTGGTAGACAGGTTTGAGGACAGAATCGAGGCCATGTTTGACCAACTTGTTGACGAAATAGATGACACCGAAGAGGAAGAAGAATGAAGTTGAATAACTATTCAAGTTTTATCCACAAAAGCCGTTACAGCCGTTTCATTGACGAACAAGGCAGGCGTGAGAACTGGGATGAAACAGTTAACCGATACATGGCTTTCATGAAGAAGCAACTGTTAGACAAACACAAGTATGAGATCCCTCAGCATATCTACAAGACTGTAGAGAAAGCTATTCGTAACATGGATGTGATGCCTTCCATGCGTTGTATGATGACTGCTGGTGAGGCTCTGGAGCGTCAGAACATTGCTGGATACAACTGTAGTTATCTACCTATTGATGATCCTAAGTCCTTTGATGAAGCGATGTACATCCTTCTTTGTGGTACTGGTGTAGGATTCTCTGTAGAGGCTAAGTATGTTAATCAACTCCCTGAAGTCCCTGATCAGCTATTCGATAGTAAAACTACTATCGTGGTATCCGACAGCAAAGAGGGCTGGGCTAAAGCATTACGACAACTCATTGCTTTACTATACGCTGGAGAAGTTGCAACATGGGACGTAAGACCTTTGGAGGCAGAGCTTCTGGTCCAGAACCCCTCGTTGAACTATTCAAATTTGTTATTAGGAAGTTCCAAGCGGCCAAAAATCGTCGTCTGTCGTCCCTTGAATGCCATGATATTCTGTGCAAGATCGGGGAGGTTGTTGTTGTGGGTGGTGTGCGGCGTTCTGCGATGATATCTTTAAGCGATCTCAGTGATGATCGTATGGCACACGCTAAAGCAGGAGCATGGTGGGAACAACAAGGACAGCGTAGCCTTGCTAATAACTCTGCTGTGTATGATGTAAAGCCTTCAGTAGGGCAGTTTATGCGTGAATGGTGTTCGATCTATGAAAGCCATTCAGGTGAACGTGGTATCTTTAACAGAGATGCATCGAAGAAGCAAGCAGCTATCAATGGTCGTAGAGATCCTAACCATGACTTCGGTACGAATCCTTGCTCAGAGATTATCCTTCGTCCTTACCAGTTCTGTAACCTAACAGAGGTCATTGTTCGTGATACGGACACTCTACAAGACTTGATGTACAAAGTACGTGTAGCAGCGATTCTAGGCACTTGGCAGAGCACGATGACTACCTTCCCATACCTACGTAAGATCTGGGAAAAGAACACCGCTGAAGAGCGTCTATTGGGTGTATCGCTGACAGGTATCTATGATCATAAGCTACTGAATGATCCTGATGATAAAGCGTTACCAGCAAGATTGGAGATGTTGAAAAATGAAGCAATCATTGCTAACGAAGTTACAGCAAATGCTCTTAATATCCCTGTCTCTGCTGCTATCACTTGCGTCAAGCCTTCTGGTACTGTGTCTCAGCTTTGTGGCACTGCTTCTGGCATTCATCCTCAACATGCCCAGTATTACATCAGGCGTGTACGATCAGATAAAAAAGACCCTCTCACGGCGTTTATGATCGAACAAGGTATTCCTAGTGAGCCTTGTGTGATGAGACCAGATAGCACTACCGTGTTCTCATTTCCTATGAAGGCTCCTGAAGGTGCTATCACCAGGGATGATGTTGATGCTATCGCTCATCTTAACTTATGGCGTGTGTATCAGCTTCACTGGTGCGAACATAAACCTTCAGTGACTATCTCAGTTAATGAGAATGATTGGCCTACTGTAGGTGCTTGGGTGTATGACAACTTTGATATCTGCACTGGTGTATCGTTCCTGCCAATGGATGGAGGTACGTATAGGCAAGCACCTTATGAGACATGCAGCAAGGAAGACTATGAAGCCTTGTTAGCTAAGATGCCAGTAAATATCAACTGGGATATGCTTAAGGAGAATGATGATAACGTTGAGGGTGCACAGCAGCTTGCCTGTGTTTCCGGTGTCTGTGATCTATAATGGATAACGAAATAAGCAAAGACCCTACTCAAGGTAGGGTTTGTAAGTCTTGTTTAATTTGGAAGGATAAAACCAAATTCCATAAACATAGCAAGTGTCGTGGAGGATTAAACACAGTATGTAAAGATTGTAGAAAACCTCTTTCTAAGAAGAATTGGATAAACACTAAGTATGTTGACAAAATTCTTTCTAGGTCTAAATCAAGGGCTGTGTTAAAAGGAAGAGAGTTTTCTATAGACGAGGAAGATATTTTTATACCAGAAGTCTGCCCTGTTTTTGGTGTTCCTCTAATACCGAATACAGACTATGCACCATCGCTTGATAGGATTGATTCATCAAAAGGATATGTAAAAGGAAATGTCCAGATCATATCTAAAAGAGCAAATTTGTTGAAGAACAACGCTACTATTGATGAATTAGAAAAGCTTGTTAAGTTTT